CATTGGCTTGCGATCTGGGCCGTAACCGTGATAATAGGCGATCAGCGGGGTGGGGTATTGGTCAAGGTAGAGTTTTGTATTCTTGGAAAACCATTCGCCTTCCAGGTCTTTGCCGCCGTCCGGGCCGCCAAATGGCACGCCCAAAACGTCGAGTTCCCAATCGCCCGCGGCTTTGACTGCTCCAATTGTGTACCTGCTATCTGCCATAATTTACCTTAAACAAAAACGGCGCACAATTCCATCTCTGGAAATTGTGCGCCGCCATACCTGGCCTATTTTGCGCCTCACTCTGCTCGCCTTTTGACCGCGCTTTCGCGCCTGTGGTCTACCTGCGATTGGAGTTATTTAGTTGACAGACTTGAGCGAGAAGATAACGACCCTTTATCTTTTCTTGGTGCGAGGTCGTCGCACCAACTCCGGCGTCTAACCGCCTGCTTCAAGTTACTTTACCATCTTACCACGAACGCCCAATAATTACAACTTTAGTGCCATTTTCGTTAGTCCTTAAATCCTGCTTTCTTGATTGATGCTTTCACCGCCCGATCAATGACCGGGCCGAGTTTCTTCGCGCGCCACATAATGATCTCGCCAATTTTTAGCCATCCGACCAATGCCAGTTGACGCGCCTGACGATTGTTGTCATACAGGTATATCGCTCCCTGTGATTGGTTTTGCAATACAAGATTCTCGTCTTGCTTGATTATAAACCATTGCGACGATACCCCGGCGTGCTTGCCCAGGCGGGTATACGGGATGTGGATAATACCCATTTTCTTTGCCCAAAAAAACCAGCGCCGCTGCTTGGGACTAAAGAAACCATCGCCCGTTTCGGGGTACGCAGTTGCGCGGCTAACGTGTTTCTGCGGTGGTATTTCATCGTTCACCAGGGCGTTGAGCATGTAATTGGCGACTGCCATCTCTGCATCTTTGCGCACCAGCGGGCCGAGTTTCTCCAGCTTCTTTTGAATTTGCTCAATCCCAGAAACGTTGATACTAAAGCTCATAGGTTTCCAGTTCCCGCTATTTCCAAAAGTCTATCAAGCGCCTTTGGTGTTCTGCGCTCAGTCGTTGGCGTAAGACTGCAATCGCACAACCAGCCGCGGCATTCCAACAAGTCGTTAGGTGGCATTTGGGGATGGAATCTGGCCTGCTCCCATTCGCTGCCAAACGCAACAATACCATTCAGCGCCTGGCAGGTTGAGCAATGCTGTTCAGTTTTTCCCAAAATCCACTTTAGGCGCTTCTTGCTCCCAAATTGCACGTGCGCCCGGTTGACGGTTTCCTTCCACCTATTCGCCCATAAATCCACCCGGCTGCCGAATTGCTTCTGAAAATCCTCTGGCGTCATTTCGTCATCGTGCGCCTGGGCAATATCTCCGGCGATGCGTTCCACGAATTGATTTTCATTTTCGATTATGGTGCTCAGGATAACCATGTCGTCGCTGGTCATTTCGTCTGGCTTGACTCCAACTTCATCAGCGCCCTGATTCCACGCCTCGGTGAGTTGTACGTCAATCGACCGCACAAACGAGGAGACAAAGTTAGCATCTCTTCCGCCGTTATACAGGCGATTGGCTGCACCCCAAAGGCGGGCGCGGTATTCGTCATAAGTCTTGACGGCTTCCAGCGCGCCAACAATCCGCTTTGCGGCGTTGACCAGGTTGGCGCGGGCTGCGGCGCGGTTGGTCATGCGGTACGCTCCAATAGGTCATTGGCGCGCTTGAGTTCCGCGGCCAGCGCCATCATCGGGTCTGCCTTATCCTGTGCGAATATCGCCTTTACCGCTTCCGGCGTCTTTGCATCCTTGAGCGCTTCGGCAATGCGCTCATTTTCAAGAGATGGGATCACCTCGCTTTCGAATGGGCATACCGCCGCGCCGCGCTCCTTCAGTCGCTTGAGCGCCTTCGTCTGCCAGCGGGATAGGTCGGATTGGATAGAGTTGGGATCAATAGATTTGTCGTAATTGCGACTATTCACAAATTCCGCCAGGTCGTTGGATTCCTTTAGCTTTCGCAATTCATCTGGTGTCATTGGGTGGTCGCGAGCTTTTTCAAGACCAGAATTATTGCTTTGTAATGTCTGAATCTCTCTAAGGTGTTCTACTTTTTCTCTTCGCTGGAACATATCAGATTCATCGAGAGTGTCCGCCGTGGCTTGGTGACTCGCTATTAGATCGTTGTTTTTAGCTATAATGGCATTGATCTTATTTTTTTCTTCTCCGGGAATCGGCTTTAGACTATTTTTTATTTTTACACGATGCGCCTCTATTTCATCATGTACCTCGCGAGGAACGGCAACTAAAGTTTTCGGCGTTCCGGGTGGGGTGTCAGTTAGTTGTACAACGTGTTGAGGTTTCCCTGATGCGTCTAATCCGCTTACTCCTGCGTGAATTGCAGGATGCTCAACACCATCAATTTTTACAGTGAGTCCATTTGCCTCCCCGCGCGAATGGTCAGCAGATAACTCGATCTTTTTTCCTTTTTTGGATACCCACCCTTTCGTTATTTTTTCTGCCCCACCACCTCCGCTCCCACCTCCTCCACTCGAAAACTCCCCGCTCGATGAGTCGTGATTTTCGTTATACTTCGCTGCGGGATTGGCAACCGGCCAATTACTGACCGGGATAGACGCGGGGGGGTTGGCATCCATGGTCACTGGCGCGGGGGCAGGAGCAACCGGCGCGGGGGGCTGTACTTGCGACACAAGCAGGTTATCGCGCTCATCGCCAAACGGGGGCTTGTTGAATTTGTCCTTGCGCACATCGGCCATCGTGAAGAACCGGGCATACTGGTCAATCTCCTGGATTGCCAGCGCCCGATCTGTTACCCGAATATCCTCAAACTTAGCACGCAAGTTGACGCCGTACAGTGGCAACACGCTCTTGGTGATACGCTGCGCAATGGCAACCATGCTCGGCCACATCGCCAGGTCGGTCAAGGTTGCCTTGCCGGTTTTGGCGTTGGCTTCCGTGGCGTTGATTGCCAGGATAGACGCCAGGCCGGGGGCGATGGAGGCAAACATCTCCTCACGGGATAATTGGCGGGATTGCAGGAATTGCATCTCGTCTTGTGTCGCGCCCATCGCCAGCCAGTTCACGCCCTTGCCCACATTCTGCGCGAACAACGGGCCGGAACGATTGACGCCGCCCCATTGCGCTCGCAGGTCTTTTTTCATCTGATCCCAAATGGGCTGGGCGATGCTGTCAGAGTACGCCAACATTCCGGGTACTTTTGCATTGTCCTTGCCAAAGTAGTTGGCGTTGTACTTGACCATGTTGGTGTCAGTCTCGGCGGTCATGAAGAGCGGCTGCGCTTTGCCCATGCCGATAAACACACTGCCCGGATTGAACGCTTTGAAGTGAACCACCTGCTCGACGGGTATCTCGTAGGTATTGCCATTGCCAGGGCGGTATTCGTAGTTTTTGAGGAACAGCACGCCATCTGGGATAGGCGTCACTTGGTTCGGAGGCATGACCCAAATCTCTGGGGGAGTGGTTGATCCTTTTGGAATATTCAACCACCAGTAACAATTACCCACCAGGCGCAAAAACGCGAATGTCGCTTGCATAAACTCAAACCTGCTCATCAGCGGGTTGGGGTCATCCAACAACATCTCGAATGGGTGGTTGGGTATGTCGGTTTCGTCCTCGCCGTTCACCTGGTAGACGTTCAGCGCCGTGGCTGCGCAAAGTGCAGAGTAGATTTCGATGGCGGAATTGATGCCGGTGACCTTGCCGTAGAGGTCGATCTGGCTATCATACTGGCTGCCGTCGCCCATGTTCCAGCGCTCCGCCTCCGCCGCGCCCAATGCCCAGCCTGGGTACTGCGCGGCCTTTGCTTTCAGCGCCGCGACTTCTTGCGCCAGTGCCGCGATCTTGTCCCTGCCTGTCCATCTGTCAAATATGCTCATACCTATCCTTAGCCTACCAGGTATTGTGCTGGTACGCTGCCTGTAATGCCAACAACATCATACCTCAGCGCGTCGATCAAGTGAAACGTTTCTTTGTCCTTGATCTTCTCGGTCGGCTGCCCCCGATCATCCGTCTCGCGTGCGTAAATACCAACCTCATCGACCAACAGACGCGCCGCCTTTTTGAACATAAACATCCGCTTGCTTTTGAGCAGCTCTATGATGCGATCTAATCCAGACTCTACGCTGTCGATCGTGGGCTCTCGCAGTGGAACGCCGTACTCCTGCCAATCAGCGCGGTTCTGCACCTCGCTGCCGCTGCCGCCCGTCCACAAAACGACATTCTCGCCCATCACAGACTTCAACGCCGCCTCAGTATGCTCACGGGTGGGTTTGCGCTCTTCCAGCGTGCAGCGGTAGACATAATAGCAGTTGGTCGCCGGGTTGAGCGCAATGTACACACAGCCGATGTGAATACCGGAAGGGTCAACGCCCACGTATCGCGGCCATTCTGGGGGGATAGAGAAGTCATCCACCACATGCAGCGCCGCGTCGAAGTCGCTGAATATCATCCCGGCGGGCCGCGTGAAATTGCCGTTGTAAAACATCTCAAATTTCCAGGCTGCCATCGTTCGCTTGACCCGGTCGTATTCGGCGCGTGGGAAAGCCGGGTTCATAATCGACTTGAAATTGACCACGCGATAATCAGGGTCGCCGGCTGTCCAGCGGTCATAGACCTCGGTTTTCAGCCAGCCTAAATTATACGGCGTGGTCGTTATCAGGATGCGTCCCTGGTTCAGCGCCAATCGCCGCTGTACCGCCTCAAAACTGGACAGTCTAAACTCATCCATTCCAGCCTCATCCAGCCATGCCGCTTTTGCCGTTGCGCTTTCAAGTCCGCCCTCAGCCGATGCGCTCCGCAGGATGACGCGCGTCTTTCCGTTAGGCGACAATATCACCCGGTCGGATGCGATCCACTGCCAACCCATGAGGGTGCAAAAGATATACTTCATTTCGGGCAGCATTTTGAGCTTGAACAAATCATAACTGGCTGTGGCCGCGATATAGTCACCATCGCCTTGACGCTGGATTTCACGCGACAACCAAAAACCACCAAACGATGTCTTACCACTTTGCGCCCCGCTTATTACCGCGACAAATCGCTCCTCGGCGTCCCACGCCCGCGACTGCCCAGGGTGCAGGTGCAGCCGAACGCCCTTGCCGCGCCCGGTCACAAAGGCAGGGACGATGGGTTTACTTATCGCTGGGGTCGCTGTCGCTGCTATCACTGCGCTCTACCTCGATAAACTTGATGGGTTCGCCATCCTTGCCAGTCAACTCGTGCACGTCTGGCACTTTGCCATAAGCCACATTCAGCACGTATTCGATGCGCCGCCAATCCTTGCTGTGGATGCTGCCCGTAATCAGCGCCTGCACGTTGGTGATTTCCTGCCCGTCAATGATGATCGGCTTGCCGCTTGCGTCCGTGGCGATCTTGGTTAGCTCCGCCAGGACAAGGCGCTTGAGGGCGTCCATCGTCTTGGGTCTGCCCTTGCGATTTATGCGCGGGTCGCCTTTGACAAATCCCTTGCCGGTTGCGCCGCCGGGCATGGGTTGTTTTTTAGTTGTATTACTACCGTCGCCCGGGCTATCGCTCATGCTGTCACCTGGACGGGCGTGGAGTATTTATAATTTATTGATATTAGTCCTAACTTGTCCGCCATCCTATCTCTCAGATCTCGGCTCGATAGCACGACTTGACTACCCGGCATCGGATAGCCGCAGTATGTCAGTAAATGCGACAGTCCGCGCG